TGCCTTGTTTTAATCTTTACTTTCCGTTCCGCCTCGCGCTCGTACTCTTTCAAGTATTGATTTGCTTTCTCTAATGAGTTCTGCATCTGTTCGCTCAATACTTGAGATTTCTTGATTTGCTCGTTTGCTATTTTCAACTGCTCCTGCGCTTCGTTCAGTTGCTTCGCTTGCTTGTCTAAGAGTATCGACTTGTCCCTGCTGTGCTGTTCGAGCGTTGTCAAGTTCATTTCTAACTGTGTCAGCTCCGGTTCGGAGATTTGATACATCACATCTGCCTGCACAGACGAACCAGACAATGACGGCAATAAGAATAATGACACCAACAATAAAAATAAAATAAGCCTGTTTCTTCTCATACATATTACACCTCAATTCTTATCGACTGCATATAGACTGGTCATATATGATTCCGGCGTGGTACCGTCATAGTTATAACTATTCGACACAATCGGCGATATATATATCTGCATACCTCCATGCGGATAGCCTTTTCCTGCGTATGTTTCACACCGCAAAATCGCTCCCGTCTTAGCCGAAAATACGCCGGACTGTGTCGCACCGACAGACCCCATCATTCTACTCGAGGTTTCTGACATCGCAATGACCACCTGATTCAGAGTCACCCTGTTAACTGACGTATTACTGCTCGACGTTGCATATTGATAGACTTTACTGACTGCAATAAGAGTGCAGTCTTTCTTTGCAACAAAATCTGTTTCATTTTTAATTTCGAAAAAGTCGTAAAAATCTGCAGATTGATATTTCGTGACCATCTTGCAAATGTGAATATTATCTCTCCTGCTCGTTTCAGCTTCATAGCCCTGATAGACAAGATGAAAAATCAGTTCGGTGGATTTCTTGTAATTTTCGATAGCCGTGTTAATTGCCGTTGATATTGATTCCGTAGATACGGCGTTGGCATTGATGAGTTCAATAATGCGGGATTCCGTGATTATTTCTGATTTTTTCGCATAATCGGTTAAATCTACCGTTGCATCAGATCCATCTTTCCCCGGTTCGCCCCGTATGCCTGGATCACCTTTATCACCGTGCAGGGATTGCAGCCACTCTGCCACCGTGCCGTCAAATCCGTTATCAACTGCTATTTCGTATGCTGATTTTCCGTCTTTTCCGGTTTCTGTATTCCCGCCGGCGGGAATTGTCAATACGGTTTCTAAAGGTGCGGGAGCCGTCATGATAATGTCTATACTATCATCGTTATCTATAACAACACCAGATAATACGCCCGTAGGTGATAATTCGGCGGTTAAATCTTTTTTACCGGAGATAGTACCGTGCAGGGATTCCGTGGCTGCAAGTTTTGATTCTATCTCGTTAATCAAAATTAACTTCCTCCTCAATTCTGAACCGATGTGGGGTGATAATCGTACAGACATCTCCGGCAACGGTAGTTAGCTGTACGTCATATACATAATCTCCGTAATCAAGATTTTTAGTATCTGCCGGACTAATCGCAATAACTCCGTTCACCGCCGTTTTCTGTAACACCTTTGCCTTATCGGTGGTTGATTTCTTGACTGTTAAAACAACTCTATCTTTCGTGCTGTCATAAGCGGCGCTTCCTGCAGATGTGATATTCAGTGATATTTTCGCCGTATCGCCTCTAGTTAAAAATATATTCTGGTTCGATATCGTAAGCATTTTACACCCCGTTCTCTAAATACCACTGCGCTTTTCCGCGGAGAATATCTCCGCCGGACATCCACTCTTCTCCTGCGTGTAAGATCGTCAAATCAGATCTTTCACATCCGTTTTCCGGACCGTACGGTTCGTGATAATACTCACCGTCCATGTTATCTGCAGCCTCAGCATGAGTCATGATATGCTGTATATCTACCGGTATCTCCATTACATCACAGATGACTGCGATGACCTGCGCCAGACATTCGATCTGCGCGTCGGTCGGCGGACAGTCTCCGAGCTCCACGTCTTCATGCGACCACGCCGCATAACCGCGGCAGCAGTCCAGTGTGATTGCGATAGATCCCGTGTTTCGGTGGTATGTCGCTTCCGGCGTCATATATAACGGTAATGTGTTAATTATTGTCCCGTCTCCGCGGATACATATGTGATAATCATCACTGTCCGTGTTGTAATCTCCGCCAGTCCAGTGACAATACGCTTTTACATCACGCCCCAGCCCGTGTGCCTTGTCTTGTATGATTTCTTTTGCGTCTAAAAGCGCTGCTTTAAATTCCTCTATCGTCATAAGTACCTCCATTTAAAAAGCCGCCAGGGGCGGTTATTTCTTGAGTTTTGCAAATATATTGTTGTCAAGCAATGTGATTAGCTTGTCTATGTGATGATTTCCTGCGTCCCGTAAATTCTCGCATATTGACAGAATCTCATTGTAGCAGATGTACCCGAACATGAATTTGAGTACCGGCCACGACAGCGGGATTTCTATTGCCGATAAAACGGTATCAATCTGTGAAGCAGTAAGAATAAGAATTGTGAAGAGAATGAATTTTGTTAAAAATCCCCACAGCATAATCTTAGATTTTAACCTCTTCGCGCTAAAAGCAAGAATTATACCGTACAGTTTCTCACGTGTCGTTAAGTAGTTCGGATCCATGCCTTTATCTACTAAGTATTGATATCCGATGGCGAGCCATCGTGTACTGATATCAATGATAATCAACCAGAAGTACGCATTGAGCACTACGCCGTATGCGCTGTTAATAAATGACAAGATGTACATCAGCACAACGCTTACGACTGTCTTTGATTCCCATTTATCCAAGAGATTAATGCTTGTTCGGCAGAAGTATTCCGCGAAGTCTATCAAGTCTAAGACAAAAACACATGTGACGAATCCGCCCCACAGATACGGAGGTTTACTGTATTTTTTTATTTTTCTTTTGAGATTTTGAAAAAATGTCATGATGTCCACCCAAAATCACAAATTACGGATACGTGATTGAGAAATTGAGCGGTTTTCCGATGTTCTCTTTCAACTTCACAAAATCAGCATTCGTGCTTTCGCCCAAAAGACTATTTGTGCCGTTGCGATTCGTGTCGAATGTTACATCTCCTATTTTGACTTTGACAATCGTCGTAGCATAAATCCCAGGTTTATTATAAAAATCACTAATTCCGGCTACTGTAAGGCTGATAAACACGTCGCCGTTAACTGCTACAGCACCAATTTCAATTACAGAATATTTCGGTGTATTGTTAGTTATTACCCCCGCCCCTTCTTGCGGTATTGCGTAAACGCCATCGGTCCCTCCAAACCTCTGATACATATCACTCGGCATTTGCGCAAGCGTAACTGTGCCAGATACGTTAAGCGTCGGTGAATCGCCGGATGGAGGATTCTCTACATTTCCTATTTCCTTTTTAATGTAGTATTTTTTACCGTCAACGCCGTTAAAAACGTACATGTGGGTGTCGACAACATCTCCGACTTTTGCATAATGTGGCACACCGCCGATATCAAGTTTCAGATAATTTTTCCCGACTAATGATTTATCCGTCGTTAATTCTGCGATTTCTTCTTCTCCGTTCGGTCTAACAATTTTAAGCTTATCCATTACTCTACTCCAATCTTTGCCCCGTTTGGCAATTTAATCATATTTTCATTAAAAATTTCTGTCTTCTTCACATACTGCGATAAATCTGCTGCGGGTCCCGGTGGACCTTGTATTCCCGTATTTCCTTTTTCTCCTTTCTCACCTTTCGGGATGGAGAAGTTAAACACCGCCGCGTTGGCTGTCCCAGTATTTGTGACCTTAGCATTTGTTCCCGGCGCTGTTGTTGTTACTGTTCCGATTTTGATTGTTGCAGCGGTTCCATCTTTTCCATCCGCTCCTTTTTGCCCTGGATCCCCTTTAGGCCCCGGATCTCCCTTTGGTCCCGGGTCACCTTTCGGTCCTCTCGGACCCGCTCCGCTACCGCCGCTGCCTCTGTTCTCATACAGGTACTCAAGATCATTTGCGATATAGTCTAAAATGCCGTCATTCCCCTTCGTGCAAAACGGCGTGTTTTTCCCGAAAGCCCCCGGCTTAATAATATTGTCGTTCTCATCTCTTATTTCCGGATGTTGAAATGCCTGCGGTTTCATTCGGATACCTCGGATTTCTTAATTTCAAGCGTGACAGTATCACCGTAGTTCAGCTCATCGGTTTCTTCTTGCGACGTTGTCTGTATCGTCAGCATTTCGCCAGTGTCCGGATTATGAAAACTGAACGTTGTCAAAACTCCGTCGTTCTGCGGATACGACACTTTGCCGTTTACAATGTAGTTTCTTTTCATGATTTTTCTCTCCTTTTTATACTAATTCTCCGATTAATGCGCCCATAGTATTGTACGATAGCCCATTATATGGACCTGGCCTTCTAAATTTTGACGAAGCCTCCATCGAGCAATAACATAAGACCCCCGCTTTACCGTGGATATTAACTCCGGCAGTTGCAATCACCGACCATACATTTCGATCAATAGACATCCAATGTCCAGTTGGAATAATTACACCTTTTGTCCTCCACGAATAACCTGTATTTATAATCTCTTGACCCCAACGGTTATCATTTTCTTCGATTTGCCCGGATACATCATTTGATTTCCCAAATGTAAACATATTCAGTACATTTAACGCTTGTCTGCTGGTAGAATATAAAACGCTTCCGGCGGAATCAAATATTTCTAATCCCGTTAAATGCTCTGACGCGGTGAGCTTAGTCTGATCGGAAAACGCGTAAAATACCATTCTATGCATTAATGCGTCGTCACGTTTTGTCCATTGATCATTAGAGTTCAGTCTGCCTCCTTTGAATAAACGTATCCGTATCTGCGTATTGCTCCACCGGTTAATGTCAAACCCCACTATCCCGGCATCGGATAACTCATCTAATCCCAGTCCCCAAACAACGTTCTTTGCATTAACGTCCCCTGTATTGATATAATACACATCTTCGTTATACTCATACCGATAGACGGCATTAGCCCCGTAGAACGTTCCCATCACCTGCGAACACTGAAACGTATCATCGATTAATACGACATCCCCGTTTGTCGATACACTTTCAAAATATTTATCCATATCAATACACCCCGTAGATAATTTCTGCGTTTTTATTAACAATTTCATCCCACACAATATCGTTGCCTTCAATGTATATACGCGGAGTGTAATAGTCATCTCCGTGCTGCCTTACAAGTTGATACGCTTCTGGATTTTCTACAATGACAAACCACGGACGCCCGCCATTTACGCTAAATCTACCGGCATACGATGTAATCTTTAAATGCCCGACAACTTTACTTATACGGTTATTCATATCAACCAACAAAGTACCGTCTTGCCCAAAAACTTGTAATCCCTGCGGCATATATCTTATCGTCACCTCTTCCTTAATCCCGTCTTTAACTATGCACCCTTTACTTCCTATCGGCACTTTTATCGTAATTTCTGTATGACCACCGTTGTCATCAGGCTTTTCGTCCTGCGGCTTTTCTGTGTCGCCTCGTTTCTTCTTCAGACACGCATACACAACGACACCGATAACCGCAATTACAATTAACACGTACATCATTTTTACCACACTCCCATTCGCACTCTTAACATATTGTTGCTGTCGTACACTTCAATCAGGTTATCTTTGATCTCTGTTCTCGCTCCGCTTGTTTTTGTCCGCAATATGCCGATATTAGCTGTGATTGCTGATAGACTTGTCACCGCCAACTTATCAGCAGTAACCGCTTTTGCGGCAAGCATTCTTGAGACAATAACGTTGTTATCTATAACCGTAGTGCTCTTGATGTGCAGATACTTTCCGTCTATTGTCGTAGTCGTCGGTGACAGATTAATTTGATTGATAACATCGCCTTTTTGCACCCGTAGATTGATAGCGTCAGTCATCTGTGCAATGGCGCTGTAGTTTGATTTTGCAAGCATAAGATTTCCGAGGTTTGAGACGATCGTTGTGACGTCTTGCTTTGCAATAGCGCCTTCTTCAAGTTTCTGCTTGACCAGTGCGTCTACTTTCGCAAGACTAACCGTCGCATCTCCAAGCATTTCTTTAGAGATTGAGATTTTAACGACTACGCGGCTTTCTCCTGATTTCTCGCCTTCGCCAAAGAGGTCATAATAAGCAATGGATACGTCATAGATACCCGCGCCGCAAGTGTGACTATAGCTGTTGTTTTCGGTCTTGATTGTCTTCTGCCCGTCGGTGCCGCTGATGTAAATGTTCATCCCGGCACAGTCTTTCGGAACGGCTTCGGCAGTCAGTCCGAAACCGCCGATAGTACTTGTGAGCACAGGCGGATTGGGCTTTTTCGGTATCGGCTTGTTATACTGCAAGATAGCCGGTGTCGAGTATTTTCCGATTGCCGATTTAGCATACAGATACAGTTTCCCGCTCCGTTCAGTCAGCGGCAGGATAGCAGACAAGTTGTTCGTCCGTGCTAACAGTCCCGCCGTTTCAGCACCTGCGTTCTCATCTGTTCGGATCTCGTAAAAAGCGACGTCAGTATTTGTGACTTCTTTCCAGCTGGCGATACATGCTGTTCCAAAGTCTATTCCGAAGCCGTCGGGCGTGTTCGGGATTTCCGTCTTAAGCGCAACGAGGATCTTCAGCTGTGGAGATGTGTCCGGACTTGTTGATTCGCCCCATTCATCTTTCGTGCATACCGCGATTAAGTAGGTATCGCCGACGATTGCCTGCGGAATGACGACCTGGTCTTTTCCGCTGCCGCCGAATGTCCATTCTCCGTCAAATCCGAGTTCAGAGCCCTTTGTGCCCTCTTTTATGACCAAATCTTTTGCCTGCCCGTTGCTTGTTTTGTACCAGACATCGCCCTGCAGATAAGACTGCAGTTCGGGCGGCGTCCAGTTTACCACGATGTCATAGCGAGATACACCATCGGCAAGCTGTCTGTAACGGTTATATGCGGTTAAATTCGTAACCGACGGTATGTAGTACGGAGCCAATGTGTACTCGTAAGCTCTAACTTCGGACAAGTCTTGATCGCCTGCGCCGAAGATGTTATACGAGCAGAATTTAATATAGATTTTCTTGCCGAGGTCGTCTTTTGCGAACGGTACTTTGAAAACGGAATTATCAAGACGGACAAAGTCTGTATCTTTAGCGTGCATTCTGACAGTCGTATTACACTGCCCGCGGTACAATCCTGATAGCAGCCACGCCCCGCTTGCTTGCAAATTGGCGTTAACGTAACTCATGCATTCACCGTCTATCCAGCAGAGCGTATTCTTGCGTTCGGCGTCCTGCGGCGTACCGCTAAGCAATTGATCGTTACACGTCACAAATACTTGATTACCCGATGGATGATTCGGTATCGGCGACAGCGGCTGTGTTAATTTACCGCACCGCGCGGAGCCTGCAATTTGCCCGACTGTCCGGTAGTTCGTGTTATCATCGGAGACATACACCGTGCAGCCGCCCCAGCCGTCAGCTTTGCCTTTTGCCGCAATCCAGAGCTCCAATCCGTCTGCTGTAAGATCTGCAGGCGGCTGGAAAATAACCGGGATGGTGTCCGGAGCTGTCTTGTTGTAGTCAATGTAAGGCCTATCGTTAGCATGTACGTTGTATTTTGCCGCAGGATAGTCTCCCGGCGCTCTTGATATGGCCGTTACCGTCAGACATCCGTCGGTGCCTTCGGTGATACCGTTGATGACTGCGATCTGCTCAAAAATACCCGAATTTTCATCGGTTAGCCGCACTAAATCGCCAACTTCCAGACGACATAAACTCCAATCCAATTTAAACGTGTACTGCGTTCTTTCGTACTTGTTGTTTCTTGCCAGTTGTTCAGCGATTTTAACCGCCCGCTCTTTCGTGTAGATATAGTGAGCGTTCGTTACGCTGGCAGCTCTTACACCGTAGTTTTTGATATCTTCCGTAAATTCATAGCTGACGGATTCTTTTTCGTAGCCGTTTGCGCGGTTGATAAACTCAACAGGGAATTGATTATATATCGCGGAGCTGTCTTTTCTCTTGTACGTTACAAGAGCTCCGCCGGACTGCGGCAGGAAATCATCCGCCGTCAGGTCTGTAATGCCTGTTTTATCCGGCACCCAGTTCCCGACGGGTCTATCCGCCAGAGGTACAATTTTTAGCTTGTCATTGCTCCAAAACACATACGCATTGGTCAATTTTGCGATTTCATTCACGACTTCCCGAGCGGCTTTCGCGTTCTCATCAGGCGGTGAGGAAATTAAAAGGTCGGCCTCTTTACAGTATTTTCTGTAGTTGTCCAGCCCGATGATCTGCATGTCTTTTTTGCCGATTTTATCTAAGACGTATCGGATGTAGTCCGCAGGATTAACGTCTATGCCGTCCCCTGTTTCTAATAACCTGCCTTTAACCTCAAAGTTATACGACGGCATAGAGCCGGAATCACCAAGATCTATCACGCCCGCCATGTAGGCCAGTCCGGGATACGGTAAGGCCTTGTCCGGGTGTTTTCCTTGCGTATATGCCCAGGGCTGTTGATTTTCTTTTCCATCGAACAGCGTCAGTTGAATATCGTCCGCCGGGTAATTGTGTACATTTTTACCGATCCATACTTTTCCGATTCCGGAAATTGGCCCTTCGCAAAATCCTAAAATGACCGCTACCGTGTAGGTATAAGTAATGCTGACCTGCTTAGATTTACCGCCCTTCCCCGCTTTGTGCGTTTCGCGGTGTTCATGGGCGGTGAAATCATCATAGTAGATCACGTTTCCCGCAGTTCGTACAGTGCCGATGATTTCCGGTACAACAGCGCCGTATTCCGCAGTATTGACGGTAAATTCACTTATCTTATTCGCTCGCGTTGTCGTTGTTTTTCCGCGAAAAAAGCTCATTGTCTCACCTTCTTTTTGTTAAATCGGTAAATGCCGCGCAAGCGGCTCCTGCCTTTTGCATCAAAAAACATCACATCAGAAAGGTCTGTCATGACCACGCCTCTATCTACATAAGCATGAATAACCCGTCCTTTGCCGACATAGATAGCGCCGTGGGAAATGCACCGTCCGAATTGATACAGCAGGAAATTCCCGGGCTGCATATCTTCTACTTTGTCGCAATATTTCTGTACATAACTCAAAAACCATTCTTCGCTGTGATGCAAGTGCCATTCATTAGAGTACGGTTCAATCTGGACACTGTCTTTTTTCAGCAGTTCAGCGTCTTCTACGCAGCCGATTAGGAGCATGCCGCAGTCTACACCGCGACCTTTTATTTTAGCGCCGTTGATGTGCGGCGTCCCCAGCCATGCTGCAGCAGCTTTAGCTATTTTTTCGCCGTCTGTCATATGAGCACCTCTCTTCGCGGCACGAACGGAGCAATCAACGTCGCGGCGTCGGTTTCTTTGCTGTAAATAACACCATCTTCATTCGTCGTGTAGCTTCCCTGTGGATAGTACCTGCGAACCGGAAACTCCATGTTGAGCCCCTGCGTTTCTGCTTTGACAGACAGTTCAATTTTGATGCCGCCTGCGGATTTGACCTCGACGTTTCCGCCGAATAGGTCGATAGCACCGACAACCGACTGATTGCGGAAGAAGCAGCGGCGGAGATACAGCTTAGCTCTGTCCAGGACTCCGTTATGAGCTACCTGCAAAAACGGCAGCCCTTCCAGTTTATCGTTGACGTTCGCATGAACCGTAACGGTCATCGTATCGACTACCACGCAATCGTGGATCTTGACTTGCTGCCGTTTAATCAACAATGTGTTATGTAAGTACGTATGCCCGTTAAACAATATATCTATATCTGTATCGGCGTAGTAGTACTTGTTGCCGTTAAACAAGACCAGTTCGTATAAGTCGCACGACGTTATGTTCTTTTCCGTTTCTAAGTATGTTTTTAACGATTCATTCACTGTTTTCATCGCACTGTCACCATTTTGAATGCTTTTGACTTATTAAAATCAACAAAAATATTCTCTGTTTCTATGCCATCATCGACAAGCATAACTTTCCAGTAATATGTGTAATCTGCGGTTATTTTTGCAGTGCTTGCCGGGGCTGTTTTGAATTTTACCGTCCCGCCGGTAACCGTGTATACGCTGCTTGCTTGTTTCACGCCGTCTACATATATTATTGCTTTTTCGATATACTCAACAGGTTCTACATAGTCGCCCATTTTCATAACCGCTTGATAAGTCCCGTTTGTGACAAGAGGCAGCTGGATTCCTTTTTCCTCATAGTCTTCCGGGTCAAGCCACAGAAAAGGGGTATGCGCACCTTTTAACAGTGCCGCAAACCCCATTAGCTCTCTTGCTTCAGCATTGGTCAACTTGACCAGTTTCGCGGTAATTGTCCATTCCGGATATAGTTGATTTGTCAAAGTACGGACTTTACCGCTTCCCGATTTTTGTACTTGCGTATTCCATTTTTGTTTTTTCGTGCTTGAGTATGCCAACTTCCTCAATTCCGGGAATTTTCTAAGCGCCATCAGAACACCCCGCTTTCCGTTGCAAAATCCCGAGAATTATCAAACAAATACTGGCGGATTTCATCTCCGCCGCCATCCCGCAGAAAATCAATGAACCGAGCGGGATCTAAAGCGCTGATACTGAAATTCACCACTGGTTGTCCCGTTTCCATGCCTGCTGAAGAACCGCCGACCGCTCCGCCTTCCGCAAAGTGAAGAGGTTTTCCTTCGTTCAACATGTTTAATGTCGGAACGCCTATCCTCGATACCGCGTCGGCATTCAGCACGTACTCACCATTAGAGAGCATGGCCGGGATACTATCAGAGACAGAAGTACCGCTGCCATTGACAGCACCTCCGGCGGCAAGCTGCGCAATACCCGACGCCGCTTTAGCAATACTCATTTGTCCTGCTACAATTGCACCGGCTCCAGCTGCAGACCACGGATTGGCGGCGATAAGAGCGGCCGTCGCGTTGGCCGCCATGATACCAGTTTTCCCTGCCTGTGCGGCCGCTTGCGCTTTAGCATTTGCAATTTCAGTAGCACTGTTCGATGCTGAAAGTGATTTGATAATTCCTAAGTTTGCAATGGCTTTTTGTAGCACATTTTTAATTAATGTGTTCAATAAAGTGTTCCCTAAATTCATAAAAACACCTGCCAGCGATTGTCCCTGTGTGATGCAGTTAGCAATTCCACTTGATAACTGTGTTTGTACTGTATTTGCCATCGAAGCGAATGTTTCTTGCATATACGTTCCCCATTCGACAGCCTGCAGCATCATCTCATCGTGCAGAGCGGTGCGGACTTCTGATAGCGCTTGTTCATTTGCAAGAGTAGTAGCATAGCTTTCCCCTGTAATAGCGTCTTTTTCCGCCATCATTTCTGCATATGCTTGCAGACTTTCGGCATTATTAGCTAATTCAAGCTGATGTTTCGCATTCTGAACAGCCAGTTCACGAGACAGCATTTTTTCTTGTGTCTGCTGATTCAGCTGATCTATCGCCGCTTGTGCTTCTTGCTCAACAGCTACCCGGCTACTTGCCGCTTCCTGCGCTGCTTGTATTGCCTGATTCTTGTTGCTTTCATAATCAGCGGTCAGGTTATTTTTCTTAGCAAGAAGCAGGTCCAGATTCTGTTGCCCGTTATCTCCGGCGGTACCATTGTTGATCTTTTCCTGTGCTTTAGCAATTTTCTCCGTCAGAGCCGCAAGCTGTGACTGATAAGCAACCGTCTTTTCTCCTGTTTCGGAATACTCTAATGCTTCTTCGTTTGCTTTTTTTTGGAACTCATCAAACTTGGCCAATGCGGCACCGATAGATTGCGCTTTCTCTCTCGCCGCATCAAGGAGTTTAGTGTAAGCGCTTACTTTATCGGTATCCACCTGTGACTTGATTTCCATACGGATCTTCGAGATGGCGGAACTGTTATTTTTTCCTACGCCGTAAGCGTCAGCAATCGCCTTGCCGATTTTGGCCAAGACTTCATCGCGGAGCGGAATAACCGCTTCCGGCCCCGCTTCACCGACGATTGCCGGCGTGCCGTGTTTCAGCTGTCCGCCATTGGCCAGTGGAACCAAACCACCAACAAGACCACCAGATGCCATGCCGAATACGCCGCCTTTAGCGTACCCGTCGCCGGACTGTCTTACACTCTCTATCGTTTCTTTTTGAATACGAACTAATGTGTCAATCGGATGTGACAAGAAATCTTTTAACCCTTGCCACATATTTTTTACCGTATCAATAGCACTCTGGAACTTTGTCTTTACCGCAATACAGCAGCTCTCGACAAATGAGGAGATACTTGACATCACTTTATTGGCCACACCTTTGAGATAGTCCCAGTTTGCCGCAACGAGCACCACAGCAGCAACAATAAGAGATAGAGCAACTAAGACAGGATTTGACATGCACGCAGCACGGAATAACAATGCCTCCCTTTTTGCCGCAGCTATCCCACCGGCAACAGCATTCCAAACTCTGACAGTTCCGGCAATACTCGTGATGACTAATATTAGATTTTTGAGAGCTTCAGAATTTTCCGTAACGAATTTTCCGATTTTTTGAAACCCAGTAACCATTGCGTCAACTACCGCACCCATCGCTGGATCAATCTCCGTCAGCTCATCAACGATAGCTTGCTTGACGCCGACATCTTTCATTGCTTCTTTGATATTGGTGACATGCGTTTTAAATCCTTGCGCAAGCTCTCCAAGTGCATCGAGACCACCTCTCACATCAAATGCCTCACTGATGATGTCACCGACAGCGGCCATACTGTTTGTAGCCGCTTCTTCTATGTTCGAGAATTTTCCCATCAACGTATTTGCGAGACTCTCTGCGGCGCCCCCTGTTTTTTCAGCCATCGCGTCAAAGAGCATATCCATCGCTTCTTGCGTAAGCTGCCCTTGAGAGGACATCTCTTTTAATTCGGCTACGGACAACCCCATTTTTTCAGACAGCAATTTCCAGGCAGGGATGTTGGCATTTGTCAATTGCATCATGTCCTGTGCGCCGATTTTACCTGCCATCTGCATTTGTGCAAGAGCGGTATTGGCACGGTCGATTTCATCTGTCGTGAGACCGTAAGCGGAACCTAAATCTACAATCTTTTGAATTTTTGATGCTGCCGTGTCTACATTGTCGCCAAGATTGACCCATGCCCGAGCCATCGGCATGAGCTGCGTTGTATCGTAAGCGGACGCTTCACCGATACCTTGAATAGTTTTAATCAACCTTTCGGCTTCACTGTTTCCGAGTGTAAATGATAGACCTTTCTTGAGCAGTTCAGCATTAGCTGCAGCTTGCAGAGCAGCCTTTCCCACGCCGACAATGGCGCTTACAGTAAACGCCGCAGACACAGCTGCACCGACTTTAGCAAGAGTTCCCGGAATGGATCCTACACCATTATTAAGCTTTTGTACCTCTTTGTCGGCATTTTTAGCACCAGCCGCTAAATCATTCATTGAACCGTTGGACGCTTTGACTTTAGATACACCCTGCAGCGCGCTTTTGACCTTGTCCGTTTCTCTGACAGCCTGTCCGCCATCTGCAGAAATAGTCACTTTTATATCATGATTTGCCACCAAAATCCCCCCTTTCTGCTCGCTTCACCAATTTAATCGCTCTTTCGATATCTGCATTTGTCGCCTTTTTTCCAAAGACATCAGGAAATAATTTTTTTACAGTAATCGGACGTTTCGGTGCCCGGGTGCCGCCATTGATAATCGGAACCGTCAGTAGCGATCCGACAAAGATTTTTTTGTTATTCACACGGCGGGCATATCCGTTTGCTCGCATGTTAATTTCATGTGGAGTAGCACCTCCGATTTCTGCTGATGTCATCTTCAATTCGCCGTAGCATACCGGCAAAACAGCTAAGAAATAATCCGCAAGCGTTTTTATTTCTTCTGTTTCGCCAGTTTCTCGTTTTTTGGTGTATCCTCACCAACATCGATGTCATCAATTCCCAGCGTTTCAAGTAAGTTTTTGGTGCCAGTGGGCCCTAAAATTCCGCAGGCAGCAATGGCAGCAGTGTAAAGCTTGATTGTTTCATCAAGACCTGCTTCACGCATATACCCCATCATGAGATTCTGCGCTTCTGCGCGATCCATGATTTCTCCAGCGCATTTCAGCCCAATCCAAAATGCATCAATTAAAACGCTCAAAGTCGGAATCGGCTGATTTGTAATCGTAGCCAAAAAACCGCCCGGCATTCTTGTTTCTAATTGTTCGAGCCCGGATAAAGTGAAAAGGAGAGCGTGTTCGCTCTCCCCGACTTTAAACCAGACCTTTCTTGTAATTCGGTCCAGTCGCATTTTAGCCTCCTGTTGCAACAACGGTGCCGCCTGTCATGGCACCTTTTACGTCTGCAATTTTTTTGACATTTTCATAAAAAGTCGGCGCACCGATACCCTTTAGTTTGATTGTGAATGTAACCATGTCATCATGCGGCGTGGTGTCCGAAATATCGGTAATAGAATACCAGTTTCGTTCTGCAGTACCGTCTGTCGTGAAATATCTGCAGATATCCACTACCTCGCTCTTGATAAATGCATCTTTCAATGCAGCATAAGCTTCATCGGCTTTTGTTGCGATACATTCAAGAGAAAGTTCAGTAGATCTAATCCCGGCATAGCTTTCACCCCAGCCGCCTGAATCTTTACTATTTGCGTCGATTTCATCGGCACTCATAGATAAATCAGCAGTAGTCTGTCCGCCGAACAAAGACCACTGCGGCAGTGCTTCTGTTGCACCAGTTCCGTAGTTCAAATATGCAAGGACATCTTTACCCTGAATTTTGCCGGCATTCGCACTTCGTGTTACTCTTACTTTTCCAGCCATATTTCATTCTTCCTTTCTTTACAACCATTCGTTTACTTCATATTTCAAAATTGCGGCCCCGGCATTGCTTCTCACGCCGGGTGCCGTTCCGAAAATAATCTTTTTAACAGTGCTATTCTGCACCGTGCCGTCAAGATCATAATTATCTAACAACGATTCACGCACTCGCATAGACAGCTCATCAACCTTTACCGTTTTGGAATCCGGGACAATAAGATAGATACTGTATTCTATGGCAGCGTATTCACCGCCTTTTGTCGGACTTTCAAAGCTAACCTCATCAGCGGTAACCGTTCCCGATGGTTTGACGGGAGTGACGGGCCCGTTCAATTCAAAAGACCAATCGATATTCGGAAATGTTTTTTTCAGATAATCTTTCAGTGCTTTTGTTATTTCTCTCAAGCTCGACTGATTTTCACTGTACGTGTCCATGCCCCCCGCTCTCCTTCTTCATCGGTATCCGTTTCTTTCATAAAATCTGCCCGCGTTAATAGCTTTGTGATATCTTCCGCCTGTTGCCGATAAAGCTTATATTTTCGCTCATAAACGTCATCTTGCCGATTTCCGTCTATTGCAACAGTAGGATCCGTACCGACAAGAGAAAGGCAACAATCACGGCAGGCAATCAACACGGCAAGTCTCTTAGTCAAAGGACGCGCCACAGCATTCAAAACACCGTAAACAGCTGCCAGACGGTTCATGTGTTCGTTTGCTCCTGCGATCTGTTCTGCAGTCACACGCCCGCGCAAAACCTCATCAGCAATATCGGATTCTTTTACAAATTCAGCCATGTGTCACCTCTTTACCAATTCCGTCGCGATATCTTCTTTTGCCAGTTCGGCATAACGGTCAAAAGTATTCAGTACCTCTCCTTTTTTGTCGTCCGCCGCGGTATATAAAAATGGATCGCCTTTATATCCCGGGTGATTTACCACTCGGGCAAATTGAAAAGCGCCGTTCTTCACCCACCGCAGTGCTTTTTTTCCATTTGGCACGATTCGGTGCGGAGCACTACCGTTATGTACAAATCCTGCATAAGCGGCTATGCCATTATCGATAAACACCTCACCGGATAAATCATTCAACATTCTCGTGTTAACCGCTCTTTCAAGCTGTCCAGTTCTTGATTTAAACCTGTGATTATCCTGCGCGTGCTCCGCCACGGTTAAAGTGCTCTCTTTAACCGCCTGTCTTAGCCGCCTCTTGAAGATATCCGCGGTGCTCATTCTGCATCAGCTGCTTTTGCTCTTGAAGAACGTGTCCTTTTCGGCTTCTCCTGTGTTTCCTCAGCTTGTTCCTCGTCTTCAACGTCGGTTGCAGGATCCTCTTCAGAAGCTACCGGCTGTACTTCCGTAGCTTCATCTTCAGTAACGGTATACCCGTGCGTTCTAAACCACTCAATTAAATAGGCGTCAGAAGTTTCTCCGACGCCTTTAACGAATGTCACAGAAGCACTTTCGCCGTTATAGTCTTTATTCGGTGCTATAATCTGTGCCATATCGACCCTCCTTATTTAACTTTGATATTTCTAAGAACTGCAGCCGCCTTTGTCGCTTTCAGTGCAACAGCCGCAACCATTTCCACCTCGCCCGACTTTACGGCTCCAGATGTCTTGAAATCAGGCAGCCATGTCTGCACCGGAGCTACACCCGCCATCGAAACGGCATGGAAACCATCAATGCCGAAGCGTACTGCGTAGAGAGACGTTGTGCTCTTAGCCGTGTCAATCGGCACAACGGGATCATTAGACCCGGATTTTGCGCCGAGATTAACAATCGGAATACCGTTATAAGTAAGAACAGGACGCCCGAAATCGTCCTTCGTTTCAGTGTAAGCTACCGCGCGGCGGACAACAGCCTTGAATTTTGTGAAAAGTGCCGCATTCATCAACAGTGCGGACGGCTCACCATCCATCAGTCCTAAGCATTCATCGAGTGCATCGAGGAATGTCTTATAGTTGCTGTCAATGGTAGACCCGGAAGACAGGTCAATAGTCGCGGTAGGCTTATATTCTGTAGAAGACCCGGTCAGCGCTTTTTCAAGCCCGTCAAATGCTTTGGTGTTCGTCCCGGTATCACCGTTGATAACGGTATCGTTCCAAAGTGCAGACGCAGCTTTGATTTTCTGCTGCATCTGGAAAGTTACCTCATTCTCGACACCACCCATCTTCGCGATGACGCGGTCTACTTTGTAGGAACCACCGAAAATCGCCAGATTGACAGATTTCTGCTCTTTGTCGGCTTCCTGCGCGGTGTATTCTTCGTTAACGGCGCGGAAGTCTGCTTTGGGCTGTGTTTTCACGCGGTTATATGAGTAAGTCAGCGTAGCTCCGCCGCCTACGGGGGATACTACGTCATCAAAAATAATATGATTCCAAATAAAATTGGATTTTGCGTACTCATCAATGGTCATTGCTTGAAGATCATCCAGTACGTTGAGTTTTGCCTCTGCTAATGTTACCGGCATGTGTTTTTACCTCTCTTTTCTTTAAAAAATTACTTGTTTAATGCTGCCGCAACTGCCGCATGCAGTCCCTGCAGCTGTGATTGTCTCCCGTTTCCGCCGTTGCCTCCGCCGCTTCCGGGATTCTGCGTGTCTTTTACTGCCCACGCATTATCTTTCAGCCAGCCTGCGGCACCGTCTTCGATAGAGACTGATTCATTTTTGGCATTTGTGAATTTGTAAGTACCGTCTTCATCCGCTTTGATAGAGCCCACCAAGATTTTTGCAATTTCAGATGGATTTGCTGCGTTGCCTTTCGTAAGAGCCGCTACGGTCTGCTGCATAATGTCAGCCTGCACCCGCTTAGCCTGTTCTTCTTTCCGGGCATTTTCAGCCGCTTCGTATTTCTTGTTCAATTCGTCCAGCTGTTTCTGCATTTTCTCGGCAGCAGTCTGGTCTCCTGTACCTTTTGCCGTAAGTTCTTCCACCTTTGCGGTAAGTTCGGTGATTTTCGCGTCAGCTTCATTTTTAGAAGTACGGAACTTTGCAGATTCACCGTTCAGTCGTGAGATCTCCGTTTTTACGGCTGATATCATCTCCGCGCCATTTTCCAATTTGCTTAACGCTTCATACAATTCTGCCAATGTCATAATAAGTACCTCCTGTGTACTGCAATAATGGGCTCCTGTCCCAACAAAAAAGACCGTTCTTTAACGCCTGCGGGCGGGTTCCTGCCCCGCGGAAAGGCAATATAAAAGCACTCATAACGAGTACTTTTTAGCCAAACTTGCCAAAATGTGCTATAATAAAATTAAATAAAAAGCTATTCGGTAGCCCCTTTAAAGATATTTTATATCAAGGTTGCCGGATGGCTTTTTATTTTTCGTATTTCTTTAATATCTTCATATTTTTTATCAGCGTGATAGATTTCACGAAATCCGTCCTTTCGGATTTAAACACTCTTTCTATCTGTGCATTGATATCTGTTTCAGACAATCGGGTTCTATCTGCACAAATTATGAAGTTCTCGGCTTGACCTTTGCTTTTCTTAATCAAATCAAAAACGGTATTCTTTCCTGCGCCTTCCGGCGTTTTCAAATCATACCACTTGTTACAGATAATGTAATCGGGAGTTTTAACTCCTTGTGGAAAGTTAACCCTCGGTACTAACCCAACGGTAGCTTTCAATTCTTTCGCCAAAGCATGCGCGATTTTTTGTTCGTATTCAGTATGATCCAGCACAATGTGCTTTCCATCAATTTTATACACGTTTCCATTGACAGTAATCGAATCTAATTCAATTACTTGAAGCAGCGGTATTCTACTTTTCATCTTTTCGCCGCTGTATCCACGTGCTTTTTCTGTCCAGCTCCGCCCTACTTTGACGTCTTTCTCACCGTACACGCCAAGTATTCTTTGGCGGTTCGGAAGCGACTGCTTAGCAAGCCATTCTCTGCCACCTTCTTCTATTCTTGCTTTCGGCGTTTCGCTTTTCAGTAGTTTAGATCCCGTCATCACTGGTCGCAGGTGACACATGCAGTTCGGATGAACAGGAAGAGTCGGCACCTTATCTTTCGGAAATATTCCCGGACCCATACCAAACAAATCAGCCTCGGCATACATGTCACAAATATCGCAAAACGGATGCGCGGTAGACATTTTCCATTTAAACGCTATGCAGTCCTCATCATTTGCCCATTTTGACATAAAACCATCATTATACGCTCTTGCCATTTCGGTACGTGCGATACGTCGTGCAAAGTACCGCGTGCGTTCCTGCGTCGCTGTATAGACTGCTTTTTCAATGCGTTTTTCATTTCCTGACAGTACAGCATTCTTTACTTGCGTGTACGCGGCTTTCAGCCCCTGCACATTCAGTTTCTTCAGATTACGTTCTACTGCCCGGATCGTTTTATGAAACTCTGCGCCGCCATAGTCTTTTGCTTTGGCAATCTGCGTCAGCTGTTTTAAAAAATCAGGGATATCTTGTTCGGGCAGTGTATGTCCATAGCCGTACCCATCGAAAAGCGCAAGTGCCGCCTTTTGTACCGTCTGTCCTTTCTTCACCGCTTCGGCGATAACCGCGGCGGCTTGCTTTGTAACTTCTTTTGCGCCCTGCGTTGTTCTTTTAGACAATGTCAATCCGTCAGCTGCCCATACCGCAGTAGACGCCTTTTTTAACAGCGGTTTAGCAATGCCGATCGCACCACCTCTTTTCATTTCGCTAATTAGCTGCGGCTCTATCTCCCCCTGCATGGCTTTCATGACGGGATACAGCTTGTAAGCTTCATCAACGGCCTGTTTCGGTGTCTTTCCCGCTTTCAAAAGCCGTTTTATTTCTTCTTCGAAAGCTTTAATCGTCTTGTCCGTTTCCGCCAGGATCATCTACATCACCATCTTCAAACGCGCTGTTTTGTTTGCTCTCTTCGATAGCGGCCGCGACTTCTTCAATCATTTTGTCATAAGTTTCCGGCGGCAAATTCGGCATATATGCTTCCAACACTTTTTTCAAGACTTCCAGTTTATACGTCGGACTGTCAAATCCAAGCTCAAGTGCTGCTGCCGCATTTGACAACGAATCAACAACATCGTTAATTTTAAAGTCACGTGGATATTCGCAATTATAGTCAACCGTCTCGCCTGACCACATCTCAAATAATTTAACGATGGCTTCGTCGGCATCCTCGCAGCGTACCGCAAAATCTGCCAGCCGCTTATTCGTTTTTTCAAAATCCCACTGCTTAGCCACCCCTGATTTACTTTTGTCACTTTGCACCCCGATAACTGAATCTAAGCCGGACATACGAAACATTTCCCTGATGATCCTGTCCATCTGTTCTGTCAACATTTCAGCGGGTGCTGCAGGCGGTGCTATGAAATCAGGCGTGTGTGTAGCGTCCGCCGGGTAAATGAGTGCGTTATTCGTACCGACTGTTACTTCACCGGTGCCGTCATCGGGCATTGTCAGAATGCCAAAAGCCTGATCTCTCAAGAGTTGAGTATGCCAGCTGCAAAGTTGATACAAAAAATAATTCGCCTGTGCTACCGATAAATACTCCGACGGCGGTTTAATAATTTTCCTGTCCGTGTTTCTCGCAAGCCACTGCACAACCGGAACGCATCCGATGTTATGGTTACCCGTTGCTTTACCATCGCCATTCCCGATTGCCCATGAATTCTGCGTCCACGTATATGTCTCTGTGTTTTTCGCGTTTGCCCCAATCTGCGACGTTTCTGTGTACTGAAACATCGTTAAACGGCCGTATCGGTCAATTGCCCAGTTTTTAATCTGTGCAGGCGTGACAATTTTTAGAAACGGTAGCTTGCGTCCTGCGACAGCGTCACTTCTTCGTTCTGCCAGTTCATCGCTGTTATCAACAACAATATATGCGACGCCGTATAATTTTGCTTGCAACGCCGCCGATTTACAAAAATCCTGATAATCCGTGCCGGTTCGGTCGCAGTCATCAAGAAATGTCTGAAACAGCGTCGAACCGTTATAATCACGTTTGATATCGTTTTTAAATATCGGATCTACTGCAGCATTAACAATCGGCCCGGTGTAATTCAAATAGTAAGCGAGCCCCTGTCTATCTTTATAGTTTGCCGGGTCTTCTCGCGGATGCTGCCTCAGTCCGGCCCCGTTCTCAAAAAGCCCGGTACCGAAATATGCATCTGTCAACAAACTGTATTTGTCCATGTGTCACCTCAATATAAATTGCTCCGCACAGCTTTAATTTTGAACCGTGCAGGCATTAAATCTTCGCAGCCGTACCGGACAGCGTCTATCGCATGATTGTTTTTATCCGGATAGGCACTGATGTATTGCCCGTCGCGCGTTGTTTCGTATTCGTACGTCACAAATTCTTTATACGCATTCGGGCACCGTTTTTTATCAATCACGATAGTAGCCAGCCCCTGCAGCCACCTCATGCCGAAGTCAACGCTGTCAGGACCTTTCTTTGCAGCAATCACTTTCAAACCCAATTCATTTAACTCTTTAATCGACTTCGGCTCTGCGTTATCCGCACGGATTAATGCTGTTTCCGTGATTTTCTTTTTTATCTTCACTGCTGCCTGCCTGTTCGTCAGCTTCGGTTGATAAATCTCATCGAAAATGTATAAAATCTCTCGTTTCGAGTCGTAGTGCATAGAAACAAACGCCAACGGGTCTACAGCGAACCCGAAATCCAAGCCATATCGTCTGCGGTCAAACTGCCGTATTTCTTCATCGGTAATCCGCTTCTCTACGACATTCTCAAAAACAGCTCCGCCAGTACCTGTGATTTCACCAAGATACTCATGTCGGTATGCCGTTTCATTTTTTGCTTTGAGCTTGTCGGCTTCGTAGATAAATTGCGGGCCTAACCAATCCGGATTGACACTTAAGTAGTCTGAACGATGGACAAGTCTATCCTGTTCATCAAGCAGCATTTCCTCGTTAACCCAGTTGTTCGCCGATTTCGGCGGATTGTAAGAAGAGAAGCACCAGAATTTAGATCCTCCGCGCATAAGCGACTGATTCAAATTGCGAATTTCTTCCATTCCTGCGAACTGATCCAGTTCTTCATACCAAACTACACCAACATATCCAAACGGCAGCTTAATAGACTTAATTTTTGCTTTATCATCAACGCCAAAGAATAAAATCTTTTGCCCTGTTGCTTTTCTTATCATCTCCATCGGACTGATCGTCATTTTCCATTTATCCGATATGTGCAGTGCATCAAGCGCCCATTCCATCTGTGTATAAACAGAATTTCTAAGCGTATTTGCAACTTTTCGCAAAACGACGGCGTGGCATTCGGGATTCCGCATAAGCAGCAGCGGGATTTCAAGTGATACGTAGGATGATTTTGTGCTGCCGCGACCGCCTGCCAGCACGTAATGCGTGTGTCCGTGCTGCTTGACGTCTTTATGTACGAAGAAGAACGACGGCGCCATTTTATCGCTGAGTTTAATTTGTATCGTCAATAATTTGCACCTCTTCTTCTCCGGTCTTAACGTTCTGATCTTCGAACAGGTGGTGGCGTTTCCCCATGAGTTCCAGTGCTTTTATACGGTCTTTCGCAGATAAATGCTTTTTGATAATTTGTGCTGCACTAACGCCGTCGCCCAAGCCTTCGACGACGACAACTTCTTCTTTGAGTTCGCCTCTTCCCGCTTTAGACAGCAGGTACTCGACTTCTTTAGCTGACATAATCGTTTTGTCGTAGTATTCATCGCGCATTTTCTTAATACGGCTTTGAATCTCAAGTTTTCTCAAGTTTTGATTAGCAATTCTGTCAGCCGTTCTTTTGCTGTATCCGGCTCGTATAGCCGCTTGCGTTGCATTTAAGTCTATTAAATATTCGACACAAAATTTCTCCTGCCTCGGTGTCACGCCACCACCTCCTTTCCCTCGGACAAACGAAAAGCACACGCCGGGGAGTGGCATGTGCTTTTCAAATTAAGGAGGAAAGTATCTCGCGATATTTTCACACTATCATAATACCACATTTAAAAGTCGCATTTAGTCGCAACTTGTTTTTTTCGTGAAATTTCTTGAATTGCTCTGTCTCTCATCCGCAAGCACGTGCTTCTGTCAGAATGATGTTCCAGCGCTATTTTCTCCCAGAGCTTGTTCATAAAATACCGGTCAATCATGATTGATTTCTGCTCCGGATCGGACAAAAGCGCTAATAGCTTAAATCCTTTCGTGATCATGTCACCGTATCGATTGAGCTCTTTTATCCGCAGTTCTTCTGATTTTGCCATCTTCTCTTTGAAAGCAATCACGATGTCTGACAAATCGGATGGAGAGCCGCCATCCACAGGCTCCTTGTCGTATCTACAGCCTTTTAAAGAGAACAAATCCATCTCGCACTGCTGGCGGTATTGATTCAAAGAGTTAATATGCTTTCTGCAGCGTCGAATCTCTTCAAAAAACGTTTCGATATCATTACGTACCCGTTTTGATTCAAAATGCAATTTAACTGCCGTTTTTTCATATGTCGGATCCGGGTTATGAAAAATGCCCGGTCGCATTCCGTTATTCATCATCTTCTCCTTTCAGGATTTTTAAAATCTCTTCTTTGTGTGCTTCCGCCGATTCTTTTGTTCTAAAGCAGTTTCCTATTGCCATTGCCATGCAGTCAAACGTACAACCTCGTTCAGATATGTCACTACATACTTTACCGTCAACTTCTACCCACCAATATTTATCTCCGATTTTCGGCTTGAACGGCTTCACTTTAAATTCATACTCTTCAAAATCCTTAATAAAATTAACCCATCTTTCGGTTTTACTCCATTCTTTTGATAAATTTTTAAAAAGTAATTTACCTTTTGAGATTTTGTAAGTAGCACAAGCTCCTTCAACGGTACTCGCCTTGAACTCTTCATCTTCTACCACTCCGATTCTTTTCATCAGCAATTCCATTACTTCTTCTTTTAGTGTTCTCATACTTCATTCACCTCTATTTCAATCCTCGGATTATCCCGATCGGTAAATACTTCCTGCGTCAAGTGCACGTATTTCCTGCTGTCGTTTTGGATAAACCCTATATCCTGCATTGCGTCCAAGATAAACTTTGCGGCACTCATCACATTATCTTCATCCCGGCGCATATCCTTTTCGTAATACTCAATGCGGATATTTACTTTTTCGGTAAACCTTTGTCCTTGCACTTGCGGCTGCAGAATCAGAATAATTTGTCTCTGCGTTTTCTTCTTAACGCCTGCCCCCGCGTATTTGTTCAACCGGTTAGCAGCGATCAGGTCGTTCATGCATGGAAGACGACCGGGAATCACCAGTTTCATCTCAAGCGCCCCTTTCAATGACCGGAACAATATCCTCTTTCTTTAGCGTGTCGTACAAGAACAGACGTCCTTTTTGCGTCCATTTTGTATTCATCTTCACTGCTTCCCGTCCGTCAGCATGTGTAATGCTCACCGTCTCGCTGTGAGTATAGCCTCTTGCTTGGTGTCTACTGTATAGCAGCCACTGTCCGGACTGATTATAAATAATACCGAGGCTATGAAGAATTTTATTCATAGACTGACCGCTCATGCCGTAGTCCTTAGCAATTTGCGTTATCGTGACAAGCGATCTGTTCTTCAAGATAAGATCTGTGTAGTCCGCCTTCGGCTTCAGCTCACCGATGAGCTGTTTCTGTCGAGCGTTCTGTACAGCAAGGCTTTTATTTTCGTCCTGAACCTTTTTATACTCCGTAAGAATCTCGATAAAAGCCGTTGGATTATTCAGAATATTCTGTACAGCCCCCTCCGTCATATACATTCCTGTTTTGCGGATCGCCGGAATAACTTCGTCGGCAAGTTTCGCTTGGAACCTCTTTGCCGTTCCGTTGCTCGCTCTAAATCCGAGCCTATACACCATATTTTCCGGGATGTAATCATCCCTGCCGATTTCTTTGGAAAGACCAAACTCGGATAGGTAGCGGTTGACCCTCGCCCACCTAATTACCTCGTTGCCACTTTTGGCAACGGTCGTAAATCCGAAGCCTCTCGCTACATCCTCTGCGTTGAGATATGCCGTCCCGGTGACCGGATCCAAATACCCCTTCACGTTTTCAATGGTAATCAAGTTGTTCATTTTTTACGCCTCTCACCGTAAATACGCTCTTCTTCATCGCGCAGCTTTCTTGCCGCTTCGTCAAGCTTGATAGCCGCGTACATGATCAGAACAATAAACAGTACGACGCTTACTACATCCATTGCCGTATCCACTTCTCTTCCCCCTTAAAACGGTAAATCATCATTTTGCGGCGGCAGCTCACTCTGCGCCGTCCCGAACTGCTCAAAATTGCCCGATCCTGTTTCCTCTACTACCGCTTGCGGTTTCTTGATGTTGAGCGGGCAGGCGACAAATTCAGCGACAATCTCCGTCGTGTATTTTTTATCGCCGTCCTTGCCGTATGAGTAACTGCTGTATCGCCCTTCGACAAACACCGGCATCCCTTTCTGCAGCTGGTTACCGATAGCTTCTGCCCACGGCGGCCACGCTTTTACTCGTACATAATCTGTAAATTCCTGTTTTTCTCCGTTCTGATTTACAAAATACCGGTTAACCGCCACCGTCATCGTTGCTACCGCTTTCCCGGATGATGTGTTCTTGATTTCAGGATCGCGGACAAGGTTTCCACAAATCTGACAATTGTTCATGTTTGGCATTTTTCATTCTCCTTTTCAGATATAAACGTCTATTCTCCCTGATTCATAAGCGCTCCTGATATCGTCAAAAACGCTTCTCGCCTCTTCTTCCGTTTCGTATTCCAGCTCAAGCTGTTTGTACGTCCCCGGCATGTAGATAATGAGGGCTTTCCCTTTCTGTTCAACATACGACGGGTTCATTGCTATGATCCCGTTTTCTTCCGATATGACCATGAATCGATTACTTCCCATTTTCATTCACTCCTTCAGCCTCAATTTTTCACTTACCGCTTGTACTGCCGCGGTTATCCTTCCATCAGAAAGGATCCGATTTACTTGCATTCGTTTCTGTACTTGCTTCGCTTTTCCCTCGTACATCTTGAGAAAGTTCGAGCGCATCACATCTTCTTCCGTGCCAAGCTGCATGTTCATCAAAGCCTCTATTGTCAATGCTCTTGCGCATTCTTCGGCCACTTTATCCTTCCATTTGTACTCCCCCAGCCTGTAAATACTGACATCACACACCACATGCATCACTTCTCTCCAACCATCTACAGCGTTAAATTCTACTTCGCCAGTTGCCTGTGCGATGATCTTATCGCACATCTGGCAGATTCTTCCTACCGGTGGTGCGTACGTCCCTGTTTCCGTTTTCACGAGCTCTTTGATCGCCGCAGAAACAACTTCTGCTGGATATTCATCGAGAATACGGCTGTAAGCCGCCGTTTGTTCCTTCGTGAATGTTGGAAAAAACGCCCTCAAACTCGCAACAGCTTTTATGATTTTTTCGTTCATTGCGAATGCTCCTTTGCGTAATCCACATACTCATCCAAAACATCACCGAAATCTTTCGCCTGCGGCTCTTTTTTTCGTATCGGATAAAATCCCTTCCAAGAAAGCTCCACACCCCTGTTCACAATCTCCAGCGCCTTGAGCTCGCTACCGCCTGAAACTTTATGCAGGTTTTTCAGTGCCATCTTCAGCGCCCGGATACTGAACACCTCTTTCCTCTTTTTCGCCATTTCCCTACGCATATCCATCCATGCCCGAAGCGCTTCCGCCAATTCTTCATTGCTTCCTGCAAATGAAGAGATCAGCTCACTTCCTTCCGCATCGAATGAATCTTCCTGCGCCTTATCCTTCCCCCTCGGGGGGATATAGGGGGGTATATCTTTTTGGTTACTTGGTTTAATGGTTACTTGGTTACTTGGTTGTATTGTTCTTTTATGGGCATGTGAGTTCAATGTTAGTGCCTTGTTGATGGTTTGTTGATGGCTTGTTAGTTCAATGTTGGTTGGCGTGTTAGTTTCATAATCCCTATCCTGATATTTACGCCAGTTTACTATGTTTATGAGGCTTCCCCGCCTTGTTACTTCCCTTGTTAGAAATCCCATTTTTTCAAAGCGGTCAATTGCTGTTCTTACGTTCTGCATTGATACACCTTTTCCGGTCAATTCCGCTATTTGTGTATACGAAGTAATAAATGAGCCAGCCTCTAACGTTATTTCATCACCAAATATGTCATACTTTTGTTCTTTCCAGTTGGCCATAAAAAGAAGAGTGATGAATATAGCCTTCTGTTCAGGAGTGCTATTAAACCAGATTGGATCATATTGTGTTTTACGCCATAAACAAATAAATCCTTCGTTTTTCATCGTTCTTCCTCATTCCAGCGGATACAACAGGCCATCTCTGTATTCGTAAATCCTGATTCCTTTTGCCACTGCGTACCCGTATTCGGCCATACAGCCTTTGCTATTCCGCCAGTTACCGGAAAGAATCAGATGCGTACATTTAGAAAGAAGTTTGAAATCATAGTAAAGAATTTCCGTTTCAGTCAAATTCTTGCTGTCTAAAAATGAATACGCATGAAGCGGGGAAATAATTGTCAAATTCGTGTAACGTCTCATGAGCCGCCACGTAATTTTTCCTGCATCCTCACGGTTCAGCTGCGGAGAAGTATACTGCCCGGGAGAATGAGATGTGGAAGTGTAGGGATGAGCCAGATAGGCCACCCCGCAATCCACATCCGGCAGTGAATTAGTTTTAATGTCTTCCATCGGACATTACCTCCCCCGTCTCTTTGTCTACATTCGGCGGTATCGGGTCAAACGGAATTTCTTCTTCCTGTGACGGTTCTGCGTCAATCGTTACCGTTTCATCGGGCAAGTCCGTCATGTTCTCCGAAATATTAGATTTAATTGTTTCGTCTGTCGCCAGCGCCCGCACAAAATCCGTCTTGATTGGCGCATACTTCAAGCATTTTTTGATAACCGTTTTTTTGGCCATTTCGTCAAAATATTTTGCCCAAGGGGAATATGGGCTATTAAAAGACTGGCTTGTCTTTTTAGCGTGATTGATGATGTCCTCGCGGCTCATGACCTCAAAGCCGTAGCCGCCGTTTACCATATGGAATACGGCATAATACATGATCACGTTTCCCCTGTCATGTGTAGCCGGGATATGTTTCAGTTTAGGTTCCAAGCCGAACTCATACTCAAATGTGTCATTCTCGTATACCTCATGAGCCTGAATATCTTTGATCTCGCCGCTCCGGTATGCCAGATCAATTCCGCCTTTATATCCCAGTTGGAATTGGCATTCCAGTTTCCCCTTGTTTCGATACGGGATCAGGTATGCCTGCCCGATTGGCGTGTTCGGTTCAAGCCCAAGCTGTGCCGCCTGCATCATAGCCCCGAGAAAAGACTGCGGCGTGCATTCTTTTAACTGCGGATTGCTTGACAGTGCCGTGAAAACCATTCTTGTAAATCTTTCGGGCGTAATCACACTCGGAAGCGCCTTTTTGATCTCAGGCTCCATCGCCCTGATAAGCCCCTGCAGGGAGCCGTCTTTCTGTTCCGTAACTGCCGTGTTTCTTTTTGCTAAACCGCCTTTTGTGTTCATAGTCTTTTATCCTCCACTTTTAAAATCACATATAACCTCATATAATGCTCCCATCTGAGAATAGGCTTTCCAGATGGGGTGTGACCGGTTCTAATCAATGCCGATTCGTTGACCTTGTCCGCTAAAATTCCGCGAATAGGCGGGGCGGAAGTGCCTCTCATGATTTTCACCATCACGCCTATTGGAAGGTTGTCAAACGCCACTCTATTCATTACCAGACCCTCAATGTGCGGCTTGCTTTGCTTAGTGTGACAAGCCCCATTGCTTTCAATGCTTCATAACTTCCAGGATCCGCTTTTTTCACTTTGGATATTGAAATAGATTCTCTCGGTGTACTTGTTTTGAATGTCACCTTGTAATCTCCGATGCGTCCTGTTTCATAATTCCCCATGATTTCTGCCAGCTGATTTTCTTTCAGTTGGATATTTTCTTTCAGCTTGTTGATGGTCTGTTTATCCAGTTTCACACTTTCAATTAGCGGCAGCGCTTCATCCGGGAGAACCATCTCGGAGCCTTTGTCTTCTTTGAAATAAATTCCTAAAGCAGTGGCGCAGGATTTAGATCCGTCGACCGGCGGCGGTGTTTTTGTTTCTACCAGGTTCCAGAATTCTCTTTCTTTTTCAATGAGAACTTTGATATCATCTTCATTCCTTTCGATTTTTTTCCAGCGTGCTTCGTTTCCGCCTAAGAGAACCGCGATGTACCAGTAGTCGGCGCCCGTCACCGCCATATAATGTAAACATTGGCAGTAATAAGCGTCGGGAATTTCATCGCCTTTCCATTTTTTATACTGAGAAACGCCGGCGGTCTTGATTTCAAGCCCTGCATTTTCGCCGATAACCGTTCTGTCTACATTCGCAATCATGAACGGGTATTCTTTGTTGCGAAGAGTACCGAGCCGCTGTACCTTTTTACCGGTTTCTTCATTGAACCAGTCGGCAATATTCGCTTCGTTTTTCTGCCCCCAATATACGAATGGATTTCCTGTCAAATCTTCCGGTGCCGCCTCGCCGATTTTCTCCAGCCAGAGCTGATATGGTGACTTGTACGAATTCAGCCCCATGATGACCGAGGCGTCACTGCCGCCAATTCCCATGTTTCTTACTTTTAGCCATTCATCTCGGTCATCCGCGTCTTTTACCGATAAAATCAAGTCGCAATTTGTGTATGCCATTTGTGTAATCCTCCTGTTTTTGTTACAATAGAGGCGGAAATTTACCCATATTTTTCCGCCTGCCGATTGATGCTGCGAACATCAGTCGGCTTTTTTCATTTCATCAAATCGCAAGTAATTTTTGACTAAATCATGAGCGGTTTCAAAACCCCACGATTGCCCCAGCGCTCTATTAAGTGCCGTTATGTATTTAAATATCTTTTCAAATTTTTCGTTATCAGTCATTTCCTCGCCTCCTCAACTCTGACTACAATCAACATTCCCGGCTGCAGGTTGCCGACGTCATGAATCCGGTTGTCTTTCTTTGCCTGATAAACCAATTTCCGCAGGTCCTCTTTGTCTGTGGCGATCCCCCCGCAGATATCCCACAAGGTATCTCCCTGCTTTACCTCCCGGCGGTACTCAACAATCTTTGTCTCCGGAAATATCTGATGATAGATGTTGTCCGCGTCAACCGCGGCGCCGGCTAAGAAGACAACCGCTATGAATGTGATTAGAGATTTAGACATGACATTTTCTCCGCGGCTGCGACAATCAGCATAATAGACATGAAAAACCATAAATAAACTATCATTTTGTCAATCATGCTCTTTCCCTCCTGTACTTTCTAATAATTTCCATGACTTGTGAACTTTGCGTTTTCATTCCGACCCGCATCTTCGCACGGGCGGTCGCCCATTCCCGAATGGCTTCCTCGGTCGTGATTAACTTATTTCCGACCGAGAAACATGGGAACGTCGGATCAGTTCGGGCGTACTCCCGAAGCTGTTCTACCCCGATATGAAGAGCTTTGGAAACCTCGGAGATTGTCATGCCGATAGGTCTTTCATCCAT